TGGCAGCGCCGGCAAAACTCGCTACGCCTGCCGAATTGGAACGGCGTGGCGCGGATAAAGACATGCTCGCGCATATAACGCACCGTCCGTCAACAGGGACAAAGCTTGTTCGTGTCGACGCAGATAAATACGCGGCAAAACTTCTCAATGGAGCGAAAAGCGAATGATCGAAATTCAAGCTAACTGCGTCGGCCGTATTGTATGGGGGCACCCTGGCAAGGAAGTCGCCAAGACGGATCAAAAAACGCGGCAACCAATTCTTCGCGATGGCAAGCCTGTCACGCAATGGGCCTATGGCGTCGCCTATCCCAAAGCGGATTTCATGGCCAATATCTGGCCAGCCATGGCACAAGAGGCCGGCAGCGGTTTCCCGAACGGCGTTCCACAGGGTTTTGCATGGAAGATGGTTGACGGCGATGGCGTCGACAAAGACGGCAAGCCTTATTCACAGCGTGAAGGTTACGCGGGCTGTTATGTGCTTTCGATCGTTACCGAAGCATTTGCACCGCCAATCTTCCGACAGGAAGGTGCCGGCTATGTGCAAATGAAGCCGGAAGAAATCAAGACGGGTGATTACGTCGCCAATTCGCTCAAGATCGTGCTGAATATGGCGAAAGAGCGCACACATTCGTCAAGCCTTTATATCAATCCACAAGGCGTGCTTTTCATCGGCTATGGCGCGCCCATCGTGAATGGCCCGAGCGCTCAAGATATGTTCGGCGGACGTCAATTCGCGCTGCCGCCGGGTGCCAGTCCAACGCCAATGATGCCGGCCGGCGCCGCTGGCATGCCCGGCACAGGTGCTCCGCAGCAATGGCAGCCGCCGGCCGCACAGCCGACAAGCCCGCCCCCTGGCTACGCTCCCAACCCGGCAGCGCCGCCCCCTGGCTATCAGCCGACCATGCCAGCGGCGCCGGCCGGCGGTTGGGTGCCTGCCCCTGCCGGGCCGCCTGCGGGCGGAATGCCGGGGCAGCCCGCGCCGGGGCAACAGTGGCAGCCGCCCGGTGCTCCATTGCCTCCGCCTGCGCATGACTTCGTGCATGGGGCAGGGCAGCCCGCGCCGGGGCAACAGTGGCAGCCGCCCGGTGCTCCGCAGCAATGGCAGCCGCCGGCCGCACAGCCGACAGGGCCGCCCCCTGGCTACGCTCCACCGGGCCAACCGCCCCAGCCCGGCTATTACCAGCCGGCCGGATATCCGTCGCGCCCTTAGTTGGCCGTGCGGTGTATGATGAGTATTGCACACGTTGCGGCGCCCAACCGGGCGCCGCTTGCAATTTGCCGCGCGGCGAAATAGGCGACTGCATACCATTCTAACCGGAGGGCATTTTATGCGTTATGTCGCACTCATTCTTGCCTTATCAATGTCGCCGGCATGTGCCGGCGATAACCTATCGGACGGTCTAGCGCAGCTTGACCAACTTGTGACGAAATATCAGCCGCTCTTATTGACGACATACCGCTGCCGTCCGATTGTTGGCGATATGTATTACCAAGCAGCGCGGTCGAGTGCGCGGCTGGAATTCAGCCAATATGTCAAACTCAAGCAGGCTGACAAAATGCTTAATGACGCGGAAGCATTCATGCAACGCGAGCTTGCAAAAATTCCCGACGAAGTTAAGCTTAAAGACTGCCAAACTGCCGTAACTCAGGCACACAAATGACCTTTAGCCTTACCGAAGCGTCCGTTTACGATATCGAGACGTTTCCGAATTGCTTCACCTTGCATGCTGAAAAGCTGCATTCAGACGTGCAAGCAACATGGGAAATATCGTTTCGACGTGATGACCGGCTAGGCTTATTCGAGTTTTTCAACTGGCATCACCGGACGCAAGCGCCGATGATCGGTTTTAACAATATATATTTCGATTATGAAGTTATTCACGCGCTGTTTATGAACCCAAATATGAGCGTATCGGACATTTATAATGTCGCTCAACGGATCATCAACAGCTTTGATCGTTTCAATACCGTATATCCAAGCGACCGTTTTTGCCCGCAAATCGATTTATTCAAAGTCCATCACTTTGACAATAAAGCCAAAACGACGAGCCTCAAAGCGCTGCAAATCAACATGCGCAGCCCGACAGTTGTCGACAGCCCTCTAGAATTCGGCAAAGCGCTTACAGGCGAGGAAATCGACACGCATCTAATTCCATACAACCGCCATGACGTGAAAGAAACAAAGCGGTTCGCGCAATACAGTATGGAAAATATTCAACTGCGTATTGACATGATGCCGCAAATTAGCGGAGACGTTTTGAACTTCAGCGATGCGAAACTTGGCGCGAAACTGCTAGAGCAACGCCTTGGTGACGACATCTGTTACGAGCGCATGCCATCTGGCCGCAAGGTTCCGCGCCAAACGCCGCGCTCGCGCATCGCCCTGTCCGATATCATCTTCCCCTATATCCGGTTCAACAATCCCGAATTCGCTCGCGTCCTGGCATGGATGAAAACACAGGTATTGACACCGGAAGATTTGGACGATCCAGACGCCATCATAAAGACGAAGGGCGTGTTCACTGGCGTAACGGCGAACGTCGGCGGCATTCAATTCTTTTTCGGGACGGGTGGCATTCATGGCAGCGTGCCAGCGCAACGCGTCTTTGCTGATGAATGGTACGTCATTGAAGATATCGACGTCGCCGCGCTATATCCGTCTATTGCAATCGTCAATGAGCTTGCGCCCGAACATTTGGGAGGTGCATTCTCGCACGAATATAAACAGCTTCCCATTGAGCGTGCCAAATACAAGAAAGGCACAAGTCAGAACGCGACATTTAAACTCGGATCAAATGCTGTATACGGGAAAAGCAACAATCCGTTTAGCGTGTTCTATGATCCAAAATTTCCGATGTCAATTACCATCAACGGACAGCTTATGCTGTGCATGTTGGCAGAATGGTTGCTAACGGTCCCAACGCTGCAAATCATTCAAATCAACACAGACGGCATCACCTACCGCATTCATAAATCATATGTGGAGCACGCACGACACGTTGCAGCCGAATGGGAGAAATTTACGTGCCTTGTGCTTGAACGTCAGAACTACTCACGTATGTGGATACGTGACGTAAATAATTACATAGCGGAGGATACCAAAGGCAAACTAAAGCAAAAGGGCGCATATTGGCACCCGGACCCGCTCAACTATGTCGAAAGCATATCGAAAGCATCGCCGTCCAGTTGGTATAAAAATCTAAGCAACACCGTTAGCATTCGTGCTGCAATCGCTTACATGACGCAAGGCGTAGACCCCGAAACGTTCATTCGCCTTTGCTCCAATTCTTTTGAATTCATGTGTCGCGTCAAAGTCGATAGAGCCTCAGAACTACGGCTAGATGGTCGCTTCACGCAACGCACGACACGCTATTATGTGTCGACTGCCGGCGGCAGCATGGTCAAATACAGCCCGCCTCCCAAAGGCGCAAAAATGGGCGATTTCAGGCGCAAAAATGGGTTATCCGACACGGAATATAGGCGCATAGTCGAGACTGTTCCCCAAGGAACATGGGACGCCAGAATTCATACTAAGAATAAGTCAAAATACGAGACCCGCGAAACACAGATAGAAGCGGGCTGGCGGGTTAAAGTCTGCAATGACGTCGCTGACTTTAATTTCGCAGATATCAATTATCAATACTATGTCGACGAAGCGAAAAAACTAATCATCTAATGGAGCAAAGGCAATGCTATTCGGTCTAGTAGGACACTCAGGCGTCGGCAAGAGCGCATTAACTCATGCGCTCATGATCAATTTTAGCGGCAAATGGGGAATTACTCAGGTCGGATTTGCAGATATCATTGAAGATATGGTTGAAGCACTCGGCGTCGATCGTGAGCTATTAGACGACAAAGCGCATTGGAACGTGTCAATGGACGTGCTGTCCGGCCATACCATTCGAGAGGCCGTTGACAGCCTTGGCGCTTGGGGCAGGGCACAGAATACGAATATGTGGATCAATGCCGCCATGCGCCGCGCCGCATTCGCGCAACAGCGTGGCCATATCGTCATTATCGAGAACATTCGCTTTCCGGCCGAATTCGAGACGGTCGAGAAAGCCGGCGGCATATCCATCGGTATCAACCGCCCACATATCGTGCCGGACATTCACAAGGAAACGGAACGCTATATCCCAATGCTCTTGCCCATGTGCAATCATGCGTTTGAAAACGATACGTCACTAGCTGACGCCAGCGTGCGATTTGTGCGCTTGATTAGCAGTCTGATGGATTGATGCCGTATCGCCCGCGCAAAACCATGGTGGTTCCACGCATCTATCATTCAATTTACGGAACAGGTCGACGACTATCGTGCATATGGCGAGAGAAAAATGACGCGCTACAAACGGTAGCTATTGACAGCCGTTTAAAATGTCATTAGAAAGGAATGGGAGGAATGAGTATGTCAGAGAACGAAGATACCAGAAGCATTAGAATAACATTTCAAAACATCGATGACGATGCTGATTATTTGCACGCATGGTTGCAGGCTATTCCTTCGACCAATGAAAGAATTTTTCTAGCGCATCACCCGAAAGGAACATACGTTATTATTGACCGAGTTGAGCATCATATTAATTCTTGTGAACACAGAATTATCGCTTATGTTCGTAAATATGCGCATTCTAGTAGCCTGTGAATATTCCGCACGCGTCCGTGACGCATTTCGCAGACGCGGTCACGATGCATGGTCATGCGATTTATTGCCGACAGAGGGCGACCCTAAATATCATTTTCAGTTGCCGGTTGAAGCACTTTTAAACTGGCAATGGGACATGCTGATCGCGCATCCACCATGCACGTATATGGCTAACAGCGGAGCAAAGCATCTCTATGTTGATGCGAACAAGCGAAACGGCCCGGATTGGACGCGATGGCTTAAAATGTATCAGGCTGCCGATTTCTTTAAACTATTGTGGCATTCCAATATTCAACACATTGCCGTTGAAAACCCTGTAATGATGGGTTACGCGCAAGCGGCTATTGGCTGCCCCCCGTCACAGACCATTCAACCATACGAGTTCGGTCATCTTGAAACGAAACGTACATGTCTTTGGTTGAAAGGCTTGCCGCCATTATATTGCACAAACAATGTGTATCATGAAATGATGAAACTGCCGGAAGCGGAGCGCGCAAAGATACATCACGCTCCGCCGGGTAAAGATCGCTGGAAATTTCGAAGTCGCACATACCAAGGCATCGCAGACGCCATGGCTGCTCAATGGAGTTAGCGCGCTCCGGCCGCCGCGTCCTGTTTCTGGTAAAACTTGTCTAAACCGACAACCCATGACGCGACATCAGGGTCTTTCTTGCCCGCCGCTTGGAGTGCATTTACAACTCCAACCGGCGGGTTTGCCAGCTTAGGCGCGAGATTAGCGCTTGCGCAGCCGGTCAATAGCAGCGTCAAAGTCAGGCTTTTGAGCATCGATCGTATCGAACTTTTGCTGTAGCTGCGCATTGGCTTTTTCCTGTTTGACGGCTGCACCTTGCGTGCCTGCACGATGACCGGCGGCAAATGCGCCGCCGATTGCACCGATAATTGCGACAATTGCGGCGATGACTGCGTATAGCGTCATGTCTTGTCCCCTTTGAGGATTTGCAGCCGCCCCGTCGCCATGAGAAATACCAGAATTCCGAGCACGACGGCGAGTGCGACGAATGCGACCGCAGCATACACGTTTGTAATGCTGCCGAAAATGCCCGTCACGTCAGACAGGCTGAAACCTCCTCCGGTCACAGCCGCCACGATCATCGCCCATAGCGACTTGGATTGCGCAACCGGCACGTCATCCGGTTCGGCATCCTTCGGCTTGATATCCGCTGGCGTGGGAGCGGGCGTGGCAGGCGCGGCGATCACGGGCGGTTTATGGTCGGCCGGTGCAACGGACGGCGGCACAGGCTGCGGGACCACGATGACGGACGCCTTGAGGCTATCGAGGAAGTTCTTATAGAAACCGGCGATCAGCTTCGCCTTGTCATGCCCGTTGATGACCATGCGCGCGTTTTCCGGGTCCTCTGTCGTATTGTTGAAGAAATCTTCAAGCGATTTACCAGTGAAATCACCGCGCTTTGATACGCCGCGCAACATGCCTTCAAACATGATCTTGGCGGCGATGTCAGGATCAAGCGCCTTGTCGGGATTGGCGACAAGATCGACGCCGATAAGCTTGGTCATTGCCGCATAAGCGTCCCGATGCGTGATTTGGACATACCCACGGCCGAACCAGCCATCACGCCAATAAGGCGCCTTGACCTGTGGCATACGACCGGCTTTCCATGCCGCATCCAATCGGGCGATTGTCTGCGCATCGCTGCTACCGTTCGCCTCGCGAATTGGCTGCATGCTTCGGCTGGTTTCCCAAAACACCGTTGCCAGCATATACGCGAGCCAACGCAGGTCGGTATATGGGGACGCCTCCCATGCGTTAAGCAAGAAATTCATGCCATCGATTTGTGCCGTCATTAGCTTTCCACCAAACGGCGCTTGACGGACCATTGCAAAGAAAGTTGTACGATTGATCATACCTTCACCCACTTGTTTCGTTGCCT